ATACTGTATAATATTTTGATAGTGTACAGTTACATATGAGAAATCAAATAATCTCAGCACTCCTAGCACATGCACAGGGAGACATCCAAAAACATAAGATGAATGTAGAAGTATACCTAACCAACCCCGCAGGTGTTGGCGAACATACTGATATATTAGAATCAATTGAAAAGGAATTGGATATAATTGCTAAGTATGAAGACCAGATCTCAGTGATCAAGAAACATTTTTTGATTAAGGATCAAGGATAATGTTAGCAGCAGAATTAAAGACAGGCACCAAGAGATCCCACACAGCAGCAGAGAACACTAAGTTTGTGGGGTCTTTTCTGCGTGGTGTAATAAGTGAACAGAATTATAGAACTCTTATAAAAGATTTCTATTTCGTTTACTCTGCACTAGAAGAAGAGATGGAGAGGTTAGAGGATGATGAGTTCCTTAAACCCATCTACTTCAAAGAATTAAATCGTTTGAATGCATTGAAGTGGGACTTGAGATACTACTATGGTCCTAACTGGATGATGGAGGTCAAACCATCTGAAGCATGTATTCAATACACAGAAAGAATACACGAGGTAGCAGATCAAGATCCTTATCTATTAGTAGGACACCACTACACTAGATACCTTGGTGACCTGTCTGGTGGTCAGATATTAAGGAACATAGCAGAGAAAGCATTAGACCTACCAAAGGGTGAGGGGTTGCACTTCTATGACTTCCCTATGATTGATGACAAGAAAGCATTCAAGACCAAGTACAGAGAGGGATTGGATAAGGTAACAACTGATAGCAGTAAGATCAATGACATCATTGCTGAAGCAAACTATGCTTTCCGATTGAACATGTATATGTTTGATGGTTTATCAGGAGATAACAAGGACGCATGGAACTCAGCAGCAAAAGTGTTTGTTAAGACTATGGCATCAGCAATCTCAGGAATTTTTAAATGAGCAATACATATCACATCTATCTCAAAGAGGAGTGTCTATTCAAGGACTTGAGTGAAGAAGAGTTTGATGTAATATGGGGAAGGATATATAAATCCTATTTTAAAGATGACCTCACTTATAGTGTTGTCTATGAAAACGATGAAGATTTAATTGAAGCAAGTTATTAATGGGTCAGTTTGCAATACAACCCCTATTCCAAACTCCAATTTATATCGAACAGTTTGAACCACGTTCTAATATTGATTTGATACAGGATGAAATAAGTTTAGGGATAACAACAACAAAATTTAATGAACCAGGTACACAGAAAGGCATTCAACTAGGACATAATATATGTACTGGTGCTTTTGATGGTGACTGGATAAAGGAGAAGGCATGTATCTCTTTCATTTCAGCACTCAATGGTGCAGTGGAAAGGTACTGTCAACACACTGGGTTTCCTGCCACAGACATGTATGATCCAGACAGATTGGTATACAATAGGAAGTCATGGATCAATGAGTTTCGCAAAGGAAGTTATGCTCATGAGCATCACCACTCCACTGCAGATATATCTGGAGTATATTATTACCAGACAAATGGTAATGATGGTAGTCTCTTCTTTGAAAGTCCAGTACGAGAAGCAGGTTGTACACCTGCATGGGTACAACTGAACAATAGGTTCCAGATCCCACCGAACGTGGGTCTTCTGGTACTATTTCCTGGTTGGTTAAGGCATGGTGTCAGTACCAACTACTCAGACAGCACAAGAATAAGCATTAGTTTTAATGTCAATTTTAAAACTGTCCACCAGCTTGACAAAACTTAACAATTGCCTATATAATAGGTAATGTGTTCGGTTTCCGACACAAACTGCTCCCAAACCGAGACCTATAGGCAGTCTAATACTTCGTCTCTAATATCCACCAGTGAAGGGATTGGTGGAAATATAGTTTCGCTCTACCCTTTGAGCCCTACTATTCAAATGTCCTCATGACAACAATCTCAAAAAGGCAAGGCGGTCTACTTCAAGGCTGGCCTGAGTTCTGTGAGTGGGTAACTTCAACTAACAACAGACTATATGTTGGTTGGTTTGGTGTACTCATGATCCCATGTTTGCTCGCAGCAGCAGCATGTTTCGTAGTTGCATTTATTGCAGCACCTCCTGTCGATATCGACGGGATCAGAGAACCCGTAGCAGGTTCTTTAATGTATGGTAACAACATCATCTCTGGTGCAGTTGTTCCTTCATCCAACGCAATTGGATTACACTTCTACCCTATCTGGGAAGCAGCAACCGTAGATGAATGGTTGTACAACGGTGGTCCTTATCAGTTGGTTATCTTCCACTTCCTAATCGGTATCTCAGCATACATGGGAAGACAATGGGAGTTATCATATCGTTTAGGTATGAGACCTTGGATCTGTGTAGCATACTCTGCTCCAGTTTCAGCAGCATTCGCTGTGTTCCTTGTGTATCCATTTGGTCAGGGATCTTTCTCTGATGGTATGCCTTTAGGTATCTCTGGTACATTCAACTTCATGTTTGTATTCCAAGCAGAGCACAACATTCTAATGCACCCCTTCCACATGGCAGGTGTAGCAGGTATGTTCGGTGGAGCATTATTCTCAGCAATGCACGGTTCACTCGTAACATCTTCTCTAATCAGAGAAACAACTGAGACTGAGTCTCAGAACTATGGTTACAAGTTCGGACAAGAAGAAGAAACATACAACATAGTAGCAGCACACGGTTACTTTGGTCGTCTTATCTTCCAGTATGCTTCCTTCAACAACTCAAGAAGTTTACACTTCTTCCTAGCAGTTTTCCCTGTTGCCTGTGTGTGGTTAACATCAATGGGTATCTGTACAATGGCATTCAACTTGAATGGTTTCAACTTTAACCAGTCTGTTGTTGATGCTAACGGAAAGGTCGTTCCTACATGGGGTGACGTTCTAAACAGAGCAAACCTAGGTATGGAAGTTATGCATGAAAGAAATGCACACAACTTCCCATTAGACTTAGCATCTGCTGAGACTAGTGAAGTAGCACTTGTTGCACCTTCCATCGGATAGGTTGACACTGTTACCAAATTAAGATATAATGAGGGGAAACACTCCCCTCATTTTTTTATGAGATTAAATAGTACAAATCATTATTCAGAATGAACCCAGACGATAATCCATTTTGGGGAGAACCAACTCCTACTGACCTGTGGGATGACATGAACAAGTTAAATCACCTCTATGATGAGTTACAATGGGATCATAGAGACTACCTAGAGTTTAAGATCGAAGGTAATCATATCACAATCAGAAACAAATCAAGGGAGGGAAGATGAGTCCGTTTTATACTAAAAAACAAGTTGATAAGTTGATTGCTGATGCACTAGAAGAAGCAAGAAGAATTGATGAGGAATCAATGCGTAAGCATAACAGAGAAGCAACTGTCATTAGTATGATACTAGGGTTCACTGTCCTCGCACTGTTTATTGATGGACTACTACGTGTCTTGGGTATTATCCCACCATTCTTAGGACTTGACGTGAACGTACTTGATGATGTAAGATCTAAGATAGAAGAAGATTTACTTCCGCTTATACAAAGAGCATCAAATTATATTCCAAGGAGATAATGGGAACAGAAATGTTAGCTATAAGAGATCTATTGCTCTCTTGCCCACCTGTGTATACATTACCAGGTACATGGACTAAATGTAATGCAATCATACCGCACTACAATGCCAATCCAAACTTTACTTTTGCTATTTCGATAGCAGTTATCACAGTACTCTTAGCATCCTTTGGTATATACAAAGGGTTCTTTGCAAACAAAAACTTAACAGACCCTTGGGACGATCACGATGATTAGTTTCTTACTTTTTAATGCAGGTTTTTTAAACATGCTGTTCTATATTTTTGGGATTGGATTTATAATCTCACTAGTACTAGAGCAGTGGTTGAAGTTTAGACCACTCACTGTTGACTCAACACTGAACGAAAGACACATGTATATCGTTCAGAGTAATAGAAGATACTGTTGGAGACAAGCATGGGTGACCAATCTGTTTTGGTTCCTATGTAACATAGGTATCTGGATGATACTAAGAAATCAGCAGACACCATCAGATACATTTTGGAATGGAATATGAAGATAGATACACAGGGAATGTCTTACGACACTGGGAAAGGTGATGGCGGTTTAACTTTAGAAGAACAACGTGCTAAGATCCCTCCCTTTAATCCTCCTAAACTTAACATCATTACTGATGCACTTAAGATAGAACTCAAAGATCTTATCAATGAGGTACTAGATGAGAGAGAACTTGAGAAGAAACTCAATGGTCCTTATGATGTCTTTGAAGATGGCGAAGGTGAGTGGGGGACATACTAATGCAGTTTCATAACAAAGACATACAACGTATGATCCATGCCTGTGAGTACTACGCTGCTGTAGTACGTACACAAGATGGTAACCTAGGTTATCAATACGATAAGACTATCCGTAAGCTTCATAACTATGAGCAAGAGATGGAGTGTCCTGACTGTTGGGATCCAGAATCGCAATGTCAGTTACCATAAAGTTGGAAAAAAAATTCGGGTAATTTTTTACCCTTTAGATTTTTTATGTTGATTTGGAATTCAAATTATATAATGCCTTCTGATCTGAAGGATAGAATAAAGAACACAATAGCGGAAGATCATCTGTACAAGACTAGATTTTATTCTTCTTTCCATTCGGGAGATAAGTTCTCTGACTTATTAATTCCTTACTATTCTGGGGTCATCAAGGATATGATGTCAGACTTAGGGATGTTCAAGAGATCTCAGTATGATTTTAGTTTGTGGTGTCAGATGTATAACTCAGACACTGATAGTCACCCACTTCATGCACACTTCACTAGCAATGAGATCATATCCTTCACACATATCATTGACGCAACTAAACAGAGTTGCTTCTACTTCATAGACGATGATAACAATAAGATATACCACACACATCAGGAGAGTGGAGACATCTTTGCCTTCCCTCCATGGAGATTACATGGTGTTGATCCAGTAAAAGAGGAGGGGGTTGACAGATTGATCGTGGCAGGTAATATTATGTTGCGATCATACCACAGACCAGAGGATAATGTATCAGCATACTCTGAGAAGGTGGGTCGAGGTGAATGTATATGGAGATACCATGATTAAAGAGTGTCCAGTATGCCAATCACGTTGGTTAGGTGGTCAACTGTATTGGGGTACAGGTAAGGAAGGATGCCCACATGACCTTGCAGGTCTACTGTGCAATGATATCAAAGATGATGCTTGTATAAATCCTTGTAAAGGTTCTACGTCTGGTCAGACGTGGGAGAAACGAAGACTATTTAACATCGAGGAATTCTAATGAGTTGTGGAGATCACGAAAAGATGAACCCAGTTTCACATGCTTTATACCATGTGAAAGAATGGGATAAGAAAATGGCAAAGAAAATACAGGACAAGTTTGGACTGTCTGATTATCAGATGCTTTGCCTTGCATTCGGTAAAGGATTTATCATAGGAGCAATACTATTATGAAAGCAGCAATCAAAGGTTTTAACGGAGGTCTATGGGCATTCCGTTTAGTATTCGCAGTTGTAGCAGCAGAACTTCTTATCGTTGCAGGTGCAGTGGTAGGATGTTTTGCAGAA